GGTTTTCATCTCAGCTTCGATTCGTTCAGGAACGAGCCTGTACGGTTTGACAGTCTCGTTCTCAACAATGGTGCGGAAAATCTGTGGTTTACCGTCGATCATGACGACTCGTGCGCCTTGTCCGGTCGCGGCGTCCATGGAATTATCTTTCCACGTGTATGAACAGACATTAGCTCCGGCTGCGGAATCACCATATTCGAGCTTCATGGAACTGAGACCGCCGACCATCTCTGAAATATACTGAACGAGGTCGTAGTTGACAAAACACGCGACGGGAAGACCGCGTCGGTCTCTACCAATACGAAAGGCGGCGCGCCATTCATCGGCCATTCGGACTAGAAATCGGAAATCACTTTCGAACTGTGAAATTTTCGTTCCTGCCGTGAGCTTCTCATTCATACGCGAGAAGCTGATCTTTTGGTTCGCCATCGGTACGCCGATCCGGGAGAGTGCATCAGCTACGACGTCTCCTTTTGTCCCGGACTCGTACCATCGTGTCGCGTTATCACCGCGGAATCCAAGCGCCGTGAAGGAGCAATTATACGTGATCGACCCATTCGATGCGCCACCGCCACCAGGTGAATTGACCATGACCTCAATCGCGTCTCGTTTGATCTCGGGACCAATAAGTGGACGAATTCCCCACGAACAAGTGAGGCGCGCGCCTGGTCTGATGAGACGAGAATACACATGATTCTGATCCCTGAGCGAGATTGTTCCAGAGTCCATCTTCGCCATTTCTTCGGTGAAATCGATCGATATAACGTCTTCAGTAGCAACGGTCTTGAACTTTATGTCGGGAGAATCAACGTTGAAAAAGGCCCCGTCGTGGTTCCATAGCGTCACAGCGGGACCCTCAATTTTTTGATTTTACCGAGATCTAGGCCGGCCTCGAATATTTCAACTACATTTTCTTCGAACACTCTATAAGCCGAAGCCTCGGATCCTTCTCCATACGCCGAAGGTCTAGTGGCAATTTCGTCGAGAGAAGTATTGGCGGAACACTCAACCTCGAAAGATAAATCAGACTTCCCTACCATGGGGAGGGTTTCCTTGACACTGACCGTCTTTCCATCGGCGCTCGAGAAAGCCACGTTTTCAGAATTGAAATATCTCATTAGAATGGGCTCCCAATTCCTACCTGCTGGGCTCCAACGTCTAAAAGACCAAGCGTTTCTCCAAGCACCGCCGCAACGTTCCGGAAAGTTTCTTCTGCCTTATAAAGCGGATCAGTTTCATCAAGTACGAGTTCGATCTCCACGTATGAGTGTTGCGGGACCCCAATCGCGTTAACCATGTTCGCCGTGTGCCTAAAGTCGCACTTCGATACGTAAAATACCAGCGGTACGGACCCGACTCCCCAGTAATAAAGTACACGCGGGTTCGGAGTGAACTGTCCGCGCATTTTTGAAAGCCCAAGAAATCCAGCAGCTTGATTGCGGAGAAGTTCAAATTGCTTGACGAGAAGGATATTCCCATAGGCTCCGTTCCGGTTTACCAGTGGAAGGGTAAAACTGATTTTTCGGTTACCGTTTCCACCTACACTAATCGGCTGGAAATTGCGTCCTGGAATCGGTGTCTCGGTGACGATAACCGACTTCGAATCCTTTATCTCACCCTCGGGTATTGTAGCCGATGTGATGAGCTGAAGGTTGTATAGGTCAAACATGAACCACGGGAGGCTTGATGGAAACTTAAGGCGCGCCATATCCATACTTAATTTCCCTCCCGGAGACGAGCGGCCGACACTCGGTCACGGAATCCTTGGCCAAGACCTTCTCCGAAGCGCTGCCCCGCGTTGCGCGCGTCACCCTCGGTCGTGGTGATGTAGAACGGACCAATCATGACAGGACCCATAGAGGCTTCCGACGGTGCGGGGCTTCCTAACGACGGAAACATCTTCGTCGCTATGATGTTGTCGTCCGGGTGAGTCTCGATGACTTGTCCATTCTTCGTTATGATCGCGTCGTTGACTTTCTTTCCCGGAGCAATTGCTGAGAAGTTGAGCTTTGTTCGCGCACCCCATTCTTTCCAGAGATCACCTACTTTCCCGAACTCGTCTTTTACTGCGCCCCAATCTCCCTTGAAGATTGCCGCGACAACTCCGGCCAATTTGGCAAGAGTCCCAAGAGCGGTGACAAGCCCGTCAAATAGAGAGGCGACCGTCGAGAGTGTCCCAACAAGTGCTGTACCCATGATGGACCCAAGCGCGGAAAATGCCCCTCGGATTCCGTTGGAGTCGTTGAAACCAAGCAGCGTGAGAAGTCGGTTGAACGATGCAACTATGGAATCGATAGGAGTCATGGCGTTTTTTATCGCAGGCACAAACCCTTCACGAAAGCCTTTTACAGCGTTCTCGATGAAGTTACCTATAAGCCTGAATGTCACTTTTAGTTTATCGAGGATGGTCCATAGGCTTTTCCCTTGTTCGTTTGTGTCGGTCCAGACGCGGACGATATCCATGAAAAGACCGACAATATCTCCGCCAACCCGCAAGATCCAATCGAACGCTGGTTTGAAATCTCCAATAATTTCTTTCGCGAGCATTCCTAGGTAGATGATGACCGCGGAGATCTTAAACGATAAAACGTTCACAAACTCGTCGAAACTTTTGAAATTCGTCTGGAAGGCTTTCTGGAAGGCATTCGCTACGACATCCACGAGGGACTTCATGACGTCCCAAAGAGTCTTCGCGACGACAACAACCGTCCGGAATACGTTGGATACCGCGACGCCCCACTGAACGAATCGCGCCCGGTTATCTCTTACCCAGTCGAGCATCTTCTGAAGCAACGGCATGACCTGTTGTCGGAGGGGCCAAAGGAGATTCTTGAGGAAGACGTCCTTCGCGATGCCGAAAGCCTGTCCGACCTCCGGCATCTCCTTCAGGACGGCGCCGGCAGCTTTGAAAGCTCCTACGAGAAGGCCGACCTTGAGAATCAGCCCGTTTACCGCTTTTCCCATACCGTTGGCGATGACGTTCCCCATGTTCTTCGCTTTGGACTGGATGCTGTCCATTCCTTCGCCAAGCTTTTTGACCCCGGAGAGGAATGGAGAGACATCGAATCCGAAGACGGTATCATTAGGACCCATTCTTAATTTCCTTCGCGACGCTTACCGAAGTACTTATTGCGTACTGGTATGTTTTCCACGGAAGTCCAATGAAGAATTCCGCGCTCGTATGCGTAACCGCCGACGCCCGTAGACTGTCCGACAGCAACGACTCCATCGTCACGTTAATCCATCGCAGGGCCCACGGCAATCCACCCCGATGAGTGGGGCCTAGTCTCCCGTGAGGCCCGAGCTGAAAAAACCCCGAAGATCCACCTCCGCGTCCCATCGCGTCTTGCACTTCATACACGCACGGGACACCTTGCTCTGAATCGAATATTTCTTCATAGAAGCGACAAGAGCAGCCTGATCTCGGACCATCATCCGGGAGAACGCGAGATCCCCGAACGAAGCGCGCCAAGACGAATCAATTTTCTTTCCGTTGACGAGACGAATGGCATCAGCGTACACCGCGAACATCATTGCGGACTCGTTGTCTGGATTCTTTTGGTGGGCGCGGATGCACTGCCCGAGAGTCGGCCAATCCATAACGATAGACTCGATGGTCTCGATGATTTCACCCGTGTCCTTCCTTGGGATCTCAATGGGCCTGGAAAGAGACAGTGAGATTCCGGACTCCGGATTCGAACAGATCCCGTATTTCAGCGTACGGAGGTGGTCGGTATCATCGATCTCTTCTCCGTCCACGTTGGACTTCTCAAGGCGGACGATGCGCCCGCACTTCGGACACTGATACTCGCCGGGGATGCTGTCATCGCCTTTTGTTTCCGCCATCCCATAACAGGCGACCGCGTAGACCGATTCGAACGGCATGAACTTGATGAGCCGCTTTATCTCTTGCGGATCCGTCACAGTGTCGCCGTCTCCTGAGATTTCACGAGCGACCCCGACACACCATTCAAGCAGAGCCGAATATTCGGCGCCTGCATCCGCTTCACGGCGGGCCGACGCGAGAGTTCCCGCGCTGGCCTCACCGATCTTTACGTCCGTAAATACCTTTCCGTCCGCAAGGACGGGTACTGGCAACTTCATTCTCGGTTACTCCTTTTTATCAATCAAACCGGGATGATGTCGTACGGTAGAAGGGTGATGTCAACCTTCGCGTACGAGATGTTCGCGAAGTCAACTTCAGGCTGCGAGTTTTTATTGCACTCGGTAGAAGGCCAAAGGTACCGAGCGAACTCAACACCTCCCGCGTCCAGCATGATCACTGTGAGGTCTTTCACCTCGTTTTTGGTGTAGTAGTCCTCCAAGAACTTTCGGGTCTTGGTGTCCCGTCGCGTCTCGTAGGTTGCCGAAACCGTCGGCATCTTAGTGACACCGTTTTGTATCAAATTGACGCGGCCGAAAGTAGGGACCTCGATGGTCCCTTTCTCTCGGTTCACTTCACCGAACTTAACCAGACCGGGGATTTCAACCCCATCGTAAAGCACGCGAATCTTCGCGGCTACGCTGCCTTCCTGCATGGCCTACCTCCTTACGCCGTCTTGTAAATCAGGCCGACGCCAACGCGGATGGAACCGGCGGGGGCGGGGAACATGAACCACATATCCACGTTTCGATTTCCGGCCTGAAGCGTTGCCACGCTATTGTTGGACGCGTCGGCGATAACCTCAAACGCGTCGTCCTTGGTCGACGTAGTGCCGTCGTCCTTCTCGTACTGTCCGAAGGTTTCGCCTTCCTTCACGTTGCCGGTGGAGCCTTTCGCCCAAAGCCGGTTCATGAACTGGAGGCACGCCATCCTGTCCTCGCGGACCGAGGCGATACTATTCGGGGAGTTCTCCGAATCTTGAAGCGATTCAACGCACGAAACCTTGATAAAGTTCCGCTGAATGACCGCGTTCGAATACCGGAATTCGGAGGCAGTGGACACCGTAAATAGGTTCCGGAGAATAACCCCGAGGCCTGATACTGCCTGGAGGACGTTGCAGCCGGCTTCCGCGAGCTCTGTCCTGTCTTCGTCATCGAGCGCCTGGAAACCGTAGACTTCGGAAGCGCCTTTGATCGTGATCGCTCGACGCGCGGGGCTCGCGTGGATTCCGTAGGTTGCGATGGACGCGATCCACTCACCCATGAGGTGACCGGCGTTCGGTACGGCACGTTTGGGAGCCGCGTAGGATGACGCGAATGGGTCAGAGACGCCAACCCAGTTATGGACGTACACCGCGTCGACCTCGTCGGAGCGCTGAAAGGCCTGGCCTGCCGCAACGCAGAGCGCCTTGGTGGAGATATCGAACTGACCGACGAGGACGGCAATAGGATTGTCTTCCCGGTTGAGGCAGTAAGATTCCAGCGCTGCCTGGTAGTCTGCGTTCGAGGTTTCAACGTTGGCAATCAGGCGCACCGGCTGATTGTCCAGGAGCGCATACACCGTGTTCCAATCGGATACGCTTGCCGGAGCGGTACCGTCGGTGCCCGATTCCAAGTACGTCACGGTTGCTACATCGGCGGGAAGTGCCTTGTCGGCCGTGGGCAGCGGGCTCGGAACGAGCTTGGTCGCCTTAATTTTTATCGACGCCGCGAGAACGGACTCGACATAACGGTCAGGGTCAGCGCTGTTGAACGTCAACCATTTCTTTCCGATGCCTTGGTCGACTTCGGAAACAACGCCCTTAATGTCTTTCCGGTAGATCTTGATCTGGAAAGCTAAGACTGCCGCGGTGAAGTCCGTAGCGGCGCCGGTCCCGGCGTAGTCGGTGTCGGCCCAGGCAACGGTCTTAGCCGACTCATTGACGGCCGTTACGAAGTGGTACTCAGCGTACCCAGTTTTAGAGAGCTTCAGAATGTCGCCAACCTTGAAACCAACCACACTTGCGAGCGTGAGGAGTTTCAAGTTGGTCGTCGGCAACGCGGATACCGCGGAAGTGAATGCCGCTCCGTTAATAAGCGTGAAGCCGGTCCGGTTGGCCGAAGTTCCGTACTCGTTGTACCCCTGATACGCCGCAGAGAGCTTCAGCGTGTCCTTTGCGGTAGTCTGGATATCCTGAATGGTCTTGCTTGCCTGAACGGCCCCGGTTCCTTTGTATGAAGCTACAACGAGCTTCCCGCGGGTTCCTGCGAGGTTGGCGAAGAATCCATTCATCGCGTCCCATCCGTACGCCCCCGCGTCGGTCTGAGGCCCGAAGATTTCGAGAGCTTCGTTCGTATCTTTCACCGCGAACGGGACGTCGTACTTCCGCTCAAACTTGCCGTAAAGGCCAGCGATAGAGAAATCAGCCGCGGTGACCGATCGCTCTTTCTTGGTCGGAAGGTTGGCGCCATAAACGCCCAGCCTACGCAGTTGCATTGCTTACCTCCGCAACATGGAAATATTTGGAGACGTAGGCGAAGTCGGCGGAAGCCTGTTCGTCAGCGCTCAAGGTCACTGAGTCCCCGGCACGGCCGGCGGGCTCCCATCGGTACCACTTTCCACGAATTTTGAACTCGCGGGGTTGGTTCGCCCTATTCGTTACGCAATAGGACGTACTGTTAGAGTCGGGTTTCCCGACGTCATTCTTTGTAGCTGCCATGAATCCTCCTTGACCTCAACGTCGAAGACGTAGGAGGCGCGCGGAACTATATCGTAGCCTTCGACAGGCTCGGAATCCACTGCGGGGTCGGTCCACTCGAACCATAGCCGCTGTCCATGTGCCCATATCTCCGAACTCGCGAGGAAGGCTCTGACAGCCGTCGTCGCGTCGGATACAAGCTCGGGGGAGCGTGCGGCTATCTCAAGTGAGACACGCCACTTCATAATCGCGCCGTCCCTTCTCACGTATGCGCCAAGCGGACCCCAACAGATCGGGGATTCTTCGGCGCGGGAATTTCGCGGGGCTGGGGTAGGCGACGAATACCAGATCGCGACCCCGGGAAGTTTCTCTTCTCGATCGTAATATCCGACGTCGACCGGGAAGGTGATGTACGCTTGCGACCTTGAATGATCGAACAAAAGCGAAGGTCCATCAAGCGTGTCGGCAAAGGCGATGCGGTTCCCGGATGCGTTGCTTATCAGGTGTTCTTCAGCGGTATTACCCGTTCCAATTCTCACAACGACATTCTTCTCAACCCATGACCAATCGTCGTCCACTCCGATGGAACGGGAGCCTTTGGCCGCGGTTACCGTCCCTATCTCTCGCCCTGGCGCGAGCCGGTCACGCTGCACCTCGATACCCGTCTTGATCGCGTTAAGAATGTCGGCTGGGAAGGCATCGGTAACGGCCATGAGATTCGAGACGATAAGGAAATCCGCATTATCGTGCAGGACCGTCACCTTGAATCGGGTAAGAGCCGTGAATCCGTCGACCGGAATGAACACGCGCGAGAACTGGCTTTTGATCGGGACGTAAAATACTTGGCCAGCCGCGAGCTCCACAGCGTACATCGCATCAATGATGTGGTTGACGGAGTAGCTCGGCTTGCGCAGCGAGATCGCTGAGAAGCTGATCCACTGGAACCCGGTAGCGTCAAAAGTGAGCGTCTTAGATGCCGACTTCCCATCGCTTCCTGCGGATACACGAAGAGCGAGAGACGCGGATCCAAAGCCGGAGATGTAGTCGGAAAAACCTTGAGTTTCGAGCGTTATGCCCGTCTCGGCCGTCCATCCCGTAATGGCGCTCAGGGCGTCAATAATGGCTTCACCCATTATTCCTTGCCTCCGCCGCACGAGCGCGCGACTCTATGGCCTTAGCGGTACCGCTGAAACCTGTGCGTAGGAACTCCATGGTAGCCTTTCGCAATTCAAGCGACGGATCGCGGGAATAGATGTCGTTCATCACCTTTTGGTACGACTTTAGGAATGCTGGACGGGGAGGTATGCGGATGATAGTTCCATTCCTGTTGATGGTCGTTCCGTATTCATGGACAATGAAAAGTGACTTCAAACTGAGCTTAGACGAATGGTGTCGACCGTCAATCATTCGAACCACGAATCCACGGGAAGTCTTAAAAACTCGAAGTCCCTTAATGTACGTCCGCACGCCTTCAAGCCCAAGTCCATACAGCGGGCTGTTTGGCTTGGCAAAATTCATTGCCGATTTTCGCTGTACCGTGCGCGGTTTGAGAGGAGCGAGTCCGAGCGAGTTGCTGCGGAGACCTGTCCTCCAATAGGACACTAGGTTATGAGCGTCGCGTTTACGGCTAGAAGAAGCTACTCCCTCAGCGAACTGAGGAAGGCGACGAATACGCTGACGAACCGCATTCCAGTTGGAGGAGAACCGCATTCCGCTCATCAGTTTCTCCGAAGCCCAAGCGTGATATATACGGGGTACTGACCGATGCGTACCGCCAGCCCTTTGTCGGCTATTTTCCATTCCGATCCGTCAAGCACAACGGTTGATCGTGTCGTATCGATAGAGGCGAACGTATCTCCGATGCGTTCGTCGGTTACGCGTCCAGAGTCGATCCACGCTTGAATGGGCGTATAGATGACTACGTCGACAGTTTCCCGAATTCCCGCTTTCTCGAGCTTCCGAGTGTCCGGCTGACGCTCAACGGGAAAGGCGTTCATGTTTAGCAACGGCGACGCGTTGCGCTTTTTGATTGTTCCAAGCGTGTCGCGGGACACGTCGCTTTCTCCACGGAAAATGACAGATACCGGGGTACCGTACTGAAGCGAGGCATCGAGCGCGTCCTGTCGAGCGTGCGAGGCTTCAAGATAGGCGCCATCTTGGCTATAGCCGAGAGTACCCATGTTCACGATGCGGCCCCTGTAACGTACGCGCGGAGCAGAGCCCATGCTTGCTTAACCATGTTTTTCCGGTGGATGGTCCACTTGCCCTCGGCGCCATAATCTCGGTTGAAACCCTGAAGCCCGAGGTTTCCGCCACCGGTCTTGCTCGCGATGTGTTCTAGGCACACGTCAGCGACAAGAAGAGAGATCGCTTCCGCGACATCGGTCGGGCACTCGGCAAACCCGTACTGGTAGGTGATCCGGATGTTGCGGTCGCCTTTGTAGAAAATGGGAATATAGCTCGACTCGTTAAAGTTGGCTTTCGCTTTAAGAATTCCCTCATCGGCGATAACCTGCATCGCGCTTGGGGTGAGGTAGTAGAGGTTCGAATCGACGTTCGTGTAGCTGATTGAAAGGAGTTGAACGATCGGCCGGCGGCGGAGGATCATGAGAGGCGATCCGGTTCCGTCGTAGTATTCGGTGACGGTCTTGATCTCGCTGAAACTTTGTCGCGTCTTGGACTGCACCCACGGGAGAATTCGGGATGTTAGGCGTGATTGTATCCACTCGTCGGAGAGCACGGAAAAGAAAGTCACAGTGAGCGCAATTCCGGTACCGGCTTCGGTTGAAGGGACGGACAGCGTGATTTGTCCATTCTCAGAGTCAACGATGTCGACGGAAGCTATCTGAGCGGCCGCGGGGATGCCCGAGCCAAAAATGTTCATGTACTTGGAGAGGCTGGTTGTATCGATATCGGTAATGATTGCGGATCCCGACGTCAAGTTTCCCGTGAGGCTTAGCGTGGATTGAAGGTCAAGACCGTAGCCTTCGAGAAGCGCGCGAATGTCAGACGGCTCAGGGATACCAACAGCGTTCATCTACACCTCAAAAAAGACCGCCGAACCCGACCTGTGGGTCGGAAGGAGTGGCCGCTCCACGGCGGTCGGGTCAAGCGGCCTATATTCAGATCTTACGGACCCAGAGGGTCACAGTACGAGCCGCGGCAGTTGCGCCGCTGGCATCTACGAGATTGCACTTCGCCGAAGCGTACCCGCTCGGGTTCGATTTCGGATAGAACTTATTGTACGCCGGGTTGATGGTCCCGCCTCTGGTCAGTGCGTTGAGTGATGCCGACACGATCGCGTCCGAAACGTTGTTCGTTCCGTTCTTGACCTGGAGAGTTGAGCTCGCCACAGCGCTCTCGGTTCGTACGGTGATGTCGAGGATTTCGAAGTCGAATAAAAGAGCAGGATCGCTGGGAAGATCGACGGGAGTGATTACTCCGGTCGATCCCGCAGCGATAGACGTGGTGAACTGAAATGCGCCGAAGTCGCCGATCTCTTTTAATAGTTCGCCGACAAGAGCGTTTTGATTGCCGGGCATAAGAGCATCAATTGCCTGAGCCTCAGCTGCCGAAAGTTTCTTCATTGTTAAAACTCCTCGTTCATCCAGCGGTATCCGCGCCGGATCAGATCGTCTCGAACCGCGGAAATCTGCGTCTCAACTCGTCCGCGCTCGATCTCCACCTTCTCTTTCTGACCGTCGACTTCAATGTCAAAGGCACAGGTGATACGGTTCGAATCGGTCGCGTCCGGGTGCATCAGGTAGAACCATGGATCATCGGCCTTCGGTTTTCCCTTAGGCTTAGGAGCCTCGGGGATGACCTCCGGCTCCGCGATTTCTGGAACATCCTGCGGCTCGGCAGTCCGGGGAGCTGGTTGCCCAAACTCACCGGACTCGAACTGCTTGCGCGATACAACCGCCAAAGCCTATGCCCGGCGGATGTTCATGGCGACGTAGCTGGTAGCTTCCCAGCTATCAATCAGGGTCCCGTAGGTCTTGATGAGGAACGGGTTGTTGTCGTCCGTCTTTGCCAGCGGCTCCATGGACACGAGCCCGCCGAACCGGCTGCCGGCGCTATTGGTATACGCGAACTTCCCGAGGCCCTGGATCTTATCCAAGTCCCAGAAAATCACACGCTCGGGAGTAATGCCTCCGGTCACGACGATCGGGAGATCGCCTGCCATAGCCGCGGTGACGGGCACGTATCCGGAGAGCAACGTGGCAAGGTCCGCCGGAGCGCTGACGGTCGGGTTTCTGGTCGTCGGGGTGGTGGAGAAGGTGACGGTGGTGACACGGGTTCCGGGGGTTCCGGCGGCGTCGTACATCTTCGACGGGAGGATCGCCACGAGGACTTCGGCACCGGTGGAGGTCGAGCAGTACACCTTGTAGTACCAAGCGGTCGGGACGTCGGTCCAGGACAGGGTCACGATGGAAGAGCCACCGGTCGGGGTGACGCTGCGCTCGGCGTCGGCGATGGACTCACCGTTCACGTCGACGTAGGACACATGGAAGTAGTAGGTCGCCGCCGCAACAGCGCCGCCCGAGTCGGTCTTGGCCGCGGTGACGGTTCCCATCTGGTTGTCGTTGCGGGTGCGGGTCGTGGTGACGATCGGGATGTCCCGGTACGCCTGGAGGCGCCATCCGCCGGGGATCTCAACCGTGGAGAGACCGCCCTGAGAAAGGCCTTGGTTGAGGCGCACGTTGGTGAGAAGCCGGCTGTACTTGGACAGGAGCTCGGGGGACATGAGGAACGCCCGACGGTGATTGGCTCCCTGGCGGCGCACGTTGGAGTCGATCATGTCGTCAAGGATAGAGAAGTCGGTAGGGACGGTGCCGCCCTTGGTTCCTACCTTGCGGTTGGTCGCGATGAAGTAATCGAGACCGGGCATGGTGTACGGGTCGGCCTGGTCGTTGCCCCAGACGAGCTGAGTCGCGAGGTCGTAGCCGTGCGCCTGGACGTGGTTTTCCATTTCCACGCTGAGCGCGTCGATGTAGTTCTTCGACGCGTCCTGCAGGAAGTTGGTCACGGCGCCTTTCCGACGGGTAACCTTCAGGTTCCTTCCGGTGCGCTGGTAAGTGGACCGAGTGGTCGGCGTGGTGCCGGATTCACCCATGGCGCCCTGGCCATCGGGAAGCGCGGTCAAGCGATTGAACTCGTGATACTTCTGAGAATCGTACTGCGGATCGATGACCGCGATTTCCGGCACGAGCTGGATGATCGTGGAGGTGATCAGCTTCTCGAGGTGTTGCGGGATGAGCCCTGCGCCGACGTTGGTGTCGGAGGTAAGGAGGGCCTTCTGGACGAGCGATTTGATCGCGCCCTTCTGGAGATTGTAGGTAGGAGACTGCACGCCACTATACATGGGTCTTGTCCTTTACGTCGTTACGACGTGTAGATGTGACGGGCACCACGACGGATGCCCGTCATGGAATTATTGCTGTTCGACCGTAGCGGGGACATCACCCCATCGGTCTTGGCTGATCTGCGCGAAGCCCTCGGTGAATCCCCGAATGGCATCTCCGCGCTTACTGGGTTCAAAACCCTTGGCGACCGGAATACCGGAGGCCGACTGCTGGAAGTTTCCCGCCGCGGCCATGCTCTTGGCAACGGCCGTCGCGATGACGTCAACGAGGTTTCCCGCGTCCATGCCGGCGTACGGACGGCCGGAGGGGTTTGCACCCTGAGATTTCTGTACGGAGTTTTCCGCGGGAACCGCGGGAGCGACGCCGAGTCCTTCGAGGATTTCCCCGAGGATAGCGTCCGTTCGGGCCTGACGGTCCGCCATGGATTTCATGACGGTGAGGATCGGAGTGAGATCGACACCGGGAGTCTGGGCAGTGCCCATGCTCTTGGCGACGGGTTTCTTCCCGAGCATCTTCGAGAGTGCCTTCGCGACCTCGTTGATGTTCTCGTCGTCCTCGTCGGTCCGCTCGTTGAGACGCTTGTCGCCGTCGTCGTTGGCGGTCGGGCTGTCGGATCCGGAAGACTGCATCGCCTTCGCGATGGTCGCGAAAGCTTTCTTGACGTCGTCCTTGTCCTGCCACGGAGCCATGCCCTGTTCTTTCGGAGCGGCGCCGGGCTGCATAACGCTGTCCGCGCCTTCCTGGCGACCCTGTTCGCTGCCCTTCTGGACTCCGGGGGCAGTCATGCCCTCATCGCCGTCGGGCTCCTGCTGCGGGGTGTTGATCCCGGTAGCGGACATGCTTTGAAGTTCCTGAACGAGACTCGCGAGATTAGCGATGACCGCCTGTTCCTCGGGGCTCGACTTCTGAACGCTGTTTCCCTGGTTCTTGGCCATGGTAGTTCTCCTGCTGGCTCTTTCTCAAATCGAGAAGGAGTCGAGTGTCAGATTCCAGAGCCTTGAGTACAGACAGTACACGGTTCTGGTTTTTCTGCACGCCCTGAGCAGGCAAAACTTCCTGGCTTGGTTCGTACATTTGCGGATACGTTTTGATGAGGTCGATCGCGACAGCGGAATACTCCCGGAACAGATCTTCGAGCTGCGGTTGGATCTCTACTGAGCCCACCGTGATTCTCTTGATCTCGGAATCGAGCGCGTCCTGGAGCTGGTAGTATTTCTGCCAGTATTCCTCTCGTACGCTCGCCGCGTTCATTTTCGCCTCAAGAGCACCTTTTAACGATTTTCGAACATTCCACGGAGGCGCAATGCCCAATGCCTTGTAGACTCCGTATGCCATGCTGGCCTGGTACGCTGGACGATTTACGAGCACGACACCGTCGAGCTTTACATCATCCATGACCCGCCGACCAGATTCATCGACTGACTTGATTCCGCCCTCCGGAATATCGCCTTCGATGGAAAAGCCCCTGACCTTCGGCTTCGAGTAAGGCGGAAGACCGCACGATTGCTTCCACACGTCATTGACGCGTTCGAGCTTATTCGGTCCAACTCCGTCGGCCTCGTCATACAGTCTGAAGGATGTGTGCCATTCCCCGTTCGGCGTTATCTCGGAATTCACGAGCTTCCCAATGTCGTCGATGAAATTGACGCCGTGTAGCCCTTCGTAGAGCAGGACGTCCCCGCTCTGTGCTTGCTGTTGAAAAGATTCGATACAGTGCGGAGTCATACGCTCGCCGTGGCCATCAACATAGATGCCGGAGGCGATACCTTCGAGGTATCTGCGTTTTACTCCACCATCGGATTTTTCAACAGCGTAGAGCCCGTCGTCAAATTTCTTCTGGCGAAAGTCGAAAGTTACTCTGTTGCTTCCGTTCATTCTCTTCGACCTTATTGCGCCGCGGCGCGTTTGTCAACTGATTTCGCGTAATAGGCAATCAGCGATCCGGAGCCTAGTTTGAAACTGGACACCTTTATTTTCAGCTCAACCCCCGATGGGATGAGCACTCCGACCAGTCCTTCTATGCGAAAACGGGGCGAGGGTTCAACTTCAATGAACTTACAATCGGTGAGGGTGTGCAGCTCAGTGAACTCGTAGCCTTCGGGAAGCAACAGCTTATTGAGAACCCCATTCATGATGAAAACAGCGCCGGCGTCGGGGAGAGTTGCAATTGCAACTTTATCCCGGGTTATCGGTTCTGTGGCCTGAACTGTCTCCGCGAGTTGATTGTTGGGTGAGGGCCGGGCTGCTGGTTTTGCCTGGGACTTGGTTGCCATGATTTCTCCTTCGGGAGGATCGGATATATGAACTCAGAACATGATGAATTATTTACAACCGTGATTGTCATATCCGTAGTATCACAATGTCGGCATGTCCCGTCTGTCGAATGTCCGCTATTGTACGTCATAGGATCTCCGTCACGTAGTCGCATTCGCAATGACACGAAATTATTTGGTCTATGGGCGCGCTCGGATCGTGCGGGTGCTGCATCAGAGTCGGAATTCCCCAAGCCCACCCTCCCTTTCCGCGCTTTGCCGTAGGAACGAGAAACGGCGAGTTTAGCGGCCGGCGCTGACCATCGATCAACGCATGATTTCCGCGAGGTTCTTTGGAGAGTCCTGGGTGATGACGCCATATCTTCATGATCCGGATGCGGCCGGGGT